CTTGATAAAATGAAAGTCACTTCGCTTACAGCTGATTGGGCAGCTTTAATTACAGCTTTGGTGTTTGCATTTGTTGCTAAATTTATTGTAGAGGCTGTTAAAGCTTTATTAGAGCAAATAGCTGAAATGTGTGAGGAGAGTGCTGAGTCTGATTTCGCGGGCATGGGTACCTTACCCGGTGAAGGATTACCCCCTACTTTGGATGCTACATTTCCCTTTGTTCCCTTTGCTTTAAGAGATTTTATTGATAAAGCAGACGCGGAAGATGTCTATAGGGACTTGGCTCTTGATCTGGATCTTGATCTGGCTCCGAACGAAACAGGTGAAGATTCTATTAAAGATTTTTTAGATGATCTATCAAACTTTTTAACTATATCTGAATTATGCGCACTTTTGAGTGAGGATAGTAATAAAGACTATATTATCCAAAAAATTTATTTTGGCATTCTTCAACGTCCTGAATATAAAAATATTTTAAAAGCACTTAACAGCGAAGCAAAGATAAAACAATTTTTTTATATTCTGGGTCAAAGTGTAAATAAAGCTCAATGTGTTAAAAAGCTGGATAATTTAGAAAAGACAAAAAAATTCTTATCTGATTTATGTGGACCATCTAAAAATGGGGCATTAATCGAAGATTTGAAAAATAAAGCCACTGACGGTGCCCTTTTAGACTTACTAAACCAACAAGATAAAATGGTTAGTAATGTTCTTCAAGCTGTATTGGATTTGAGTGACGCCGACAGACTGGCTTCTAAAGCGCCACCCCTCTTTTGTGGACCAGAAGCAATAGCTAGCAAAACAGCTCAAAAACCATTGTTCCCTTCCCACGATCATCCTAGTGAGGCTTGGATTAATCATAGATTTATGGATAAGATGCTGGGAACAATTGAAAAACAATTTGAGCAAGATTTATCATTTTATAAGCCCATTTTAGGTGATAGTGGTGCCAAAGCTTTTGGTGCAGCTCTTATTGCTTCTCAACTTCAAGCGAGTACTGCGATGTGGTCTGAGAATCTTAACGATACGCCAGAGCCAGTTGATGAAGGCGCAATGGACAAGCTTTCCGCCGAATATCAGCAAATCGCCCCCAAAGTTGTTGCGATAATGACCACAGCGAAGCAGGGAATAACAGTAACTACAGACGCTGATAAGCCCTTTTTAAAGCTAGGAACCAGCAATACCATAAACGGTCAAGATGTGGCTAATTTAAAAATTAATTTTCAATCGGCACCTAAAGGGACTCTACCAGGCAAGACGTTAAGATTGGAATATGGTTCAGAAGACGACATTAGATATTTTGATAAAACAATAGAAGGAGAAGCACCTTATAACGTGTTTGTAAATGATATTCTAATTGATCCAAATAACGGAGGCATAGATCCAAATAATAACTATGAAAACAAAATTCTTGTTGATATATTAACAGGCGTTGATATGTATGGTGAATTACTTGCACAAGTTATTAAAGAACATGCCGAATATATTACCGATGAAGATTTATTTAATAGAACAAACTTCAACAAGCTTCGCCTAACTAGAAAGAATCCGGCTTGTAAGTCTATGATGAGATACGATCAAATATTAAAGGAGATAGAAGATAATGTTAAGTCTTTAGAGTGTCAGAGAAATTTTGCTGAGGTACCTAATGCTGGAGAGCTTGCAAGACTTAATTCCTTCATCGAGTTAGCTGTAAAAGTTATTATTCTAAGAGAATATCTTAAAAGTTTGCTAGTTTTTGGATCTTTTGGAATAGATGCATTGCTTCCGGACGACGCGTCAGAAGAAAAATCATTTTATTACGCGTATGTTTCTAATCAAGTTTTTAATAAGCTTGGGAATTGGACCATCCTTATTGGATCTTATTCTAAACAAGTTTATGCTGCGCAGCTTAATAAACCGTTCGATGAAGTTACAACAGAGGAAACAGTATTATGGATATTTAAAAAATATTTTAAAGGTGCCAGAGCTGAAATAGCTAAGAAACTTGATGAAGCCGGTTTAAATAAAAACAAAACTCTAGAAGCAGAATATTCTTTAGAGACTCCCCCCTCATACCAGATTTTGAAAAACATAGTAGCTCGAAAAAATAATGCTTATTATGAACCCCCTCCTGTTATAAAAGTTGATTTTGCTAATAGAAATATTATAATCCCCAAGGGCTTTTATTCTGACAATCCGCGCCTAAAAAATGGTGGTTTTTTCGTTGAATATGGATTTGATGTACAACATAAATATAAAGGAGAGCTTGACGTCAATGATATGGAAGCTGAATGGAAAAATTTCCTTGATAAGAAGCCTGGACCACCTTTAAACTATGACGAGAACCCTGAAAGTTATATGACACCAAATCAATTTAAACAGAATCCTAAAATTCAAGGTTTATTTGGACCTGTCTTAGAAGGTGATGCTGAATGGTATGCTTTTGAAGAAACGTTTTCAGAATTTGTAAGTAGCATAAAAGGTATGAAACTCACAAAGATGGTGCCCGTGTATCCGGACCACGTTCACGATAATCCAGGGTTCCATAAAAAGAAAAACCACGAGAAAGAAGAAGCACTCACTTCAGAAAGCAAAAAGATAGTTTCCATGTTAAAATATAGAGGCAAAATAACATTTGATGCTTATGAAGAAGTCTATAACACGAAGTTTATACCCATGATGAATTTATTTGGAGAATTTTTACCCGGCGAAGCCGGAACCGCCGCAGCAACCCAATTTATAGATGGGAATCGTCTTTTTAATAAATATAATTTTTATTATAGTTTAAATTGGTTAATTCCGGTGCAATCTTCAAGCACAGCAATTACAAAAAAATATAGCCAAGTTATAAATGCCACGCAAGAGCAGGCTTATGATGAAGGATTTTTTCGTTCTGTTTTAGATAAAACAATGTTTGTTAAAGAAAAGGATGGACTTGTATATTTAAAATTGCCTATTATGGTTTTCGATGAAGTGAACGAAGCCAAGCCTGGCATGGTCAAAACGCCTGGAAAGCTATCACTTATTAAAAGCTTTTATGATACCAATATTGCCGGGAAAAGCCGCACCTCATTATTTTATAAATATGGTGTATTAGGCAAAATAGCTGAAACAGAAGAATTTAAAACTTTTGAGAAATCTATATTCTATAAAGATTTGCTCTCATTTTTGGCGATTATGATAGCAGAGGCAACAGAGAAACAATATCCTTCAATAGAAAAATTATTTAATCAAACTTTGAGATTAATTGGCGCGATGGTAGCCGAAAATGTAAAAATTGCAGATAGAGAAAACGATCCAGACTGGTATAAGGGTGTGGGCACTAATGCGCTTGACTTTGAGATGAATCAGCCAAACTGGAGCCTCGTTATAATGCATGTGATGTTAATGGCTACAGCTACAATGACAGACCCCAAATGGCGCACGCCGTGGTTTTGGCCTGGTCCTCAGACGACCGGTGGCACGGTAGTAAAGCTTATGGGCGAATTACCTGATAGCTCTACCAAGCTTGGTACTACAGGTCCGCCGACTACCAAAGAAGCAGCCTTGGAAGAATACGAGGCAGGTATAAAAGAGAGTTTTGAGTGTCCTGATGATAGTAATTTTGAATAAAAACTATTTATAAAAAGGGTTTATAATATGGGTATCGGACTAGATGCAAAAATTCCATTATACTATGATGCCATTGATGGTTTTTATGGTCTTAATAAGACTATTAGAGAGAACACCAAACAAGCACTTAAAATGTTGATGTTAACTGTTCCAGGTGAAAGAGTGATGCTTCCCCGCTATGGTGTGGGGATGAGACACTTCTTGTTTGAAAACATCCCCCAAGAGGTGATTATAAATAAAATAAATGAACAAGTGCGAATTTTTTTACCGGAGATCCAAATTGTTAAACTTGAGGTTGTTAAAGGTGGAAAGAATTTGACCGCTCATACAGGTAAAAAAAATGTTTTAAGTATAAAAATGGTTTATTTAATAAAAGCTTTGAGTCTGGAGGATACTCTTCAACTTATACAGACAATAAAAGGGGTAGGTATATAATAAAATGGCAGAGAGAAAACCAGCAATAAAATACACTAGTAGGCAATTTACAACAATAAAGCATGATTTAATAAATTATGCAAAAAGATATTATCCCAATGAATTTCGTGATTTTTCTGCTAATTCATTTGGTTCTTTAATGCTTGATAGTGTTGCATACGTGGGGGATATTCTTTCTTTTTATTTGGATTATCAAGTAAATGAGTCCTTTCTATCAACTGCCATTGAATACGATAATGTTGTAAAATTAGCTAAACAGTTAGGTTATGATGCTGCCTTGTCCCCTGCCTCGTATGGAATTTTAACTTTTTTTGTTTTAATTCCTGCTTCCAATGGCGCGCCCGATTATAATTATGCCCCTGTGCTCAAACGGGGCTCAAAGTTTTCCTCAACGACGGGGAAAGTATTTACTCTTCTTGAGGACGTTGTTTTTGGTAATATTGAAAAAAATCAGATCACTGTAGGTAATGTGGATTCGGAGACCGGCACGCCAGTTAATTATGCGATTAGAGTAAGGGGGCAAGCTATTTCTGGTGAATTAGCCATTCAAGAAGAAGTTGTAACAGGTTATGAAAAGTTTAGAAAAGTAAATGTGCTGGGTGATAATATAACCGAAATTGTATCCGTAACTGATTCGGAGGGTCATCCCTACTATGAAGTTGATTATTTAACTCAAAATACAATATATGTTCCTTTAATTAATCGAAACGAAGATAAAAACACCGTTCCTAATATTTTAAAACCCATAGCGGTCTCACGTCGATTTACAGTTACAAAAGAAAGAGAAAAAATTATACTTCAATTTGGTTTTGGCTCGAATGAGAATGAAGAAGAAGTACTAGATCCCGGCAATGTCTTATTAAACCAGCATGGCAAAAAGTATATAACCGATGATTCTTTCGACCCAGCAGCCCTAATAAAAACTGATAAGTTAGGTATCAGCCCATCTGATACTGTCTTAACTATTATCTATCGTATTAATTCCTCCGATGATACCAACGCAGCTGCTAACACAATTACACAAGTTGTTGAAAATGATATGGATTTTGGAAACTCACAGACATTATCTCAAGCTTCAATAGCCACAACAAGGGATAGTTTAGAAGTGGTTAATGAAGATCCCTTTGTGGGGGATATCCCCTTTCCATCTTCGGATGAGATTAAATTAAGAGCTTTCGGGGCTTATGCAATGCAAAATCGCATTGTGACTAAAGAGGATTTTATTGCGGCTACATATGGGATGCCTTCAATTTTTGGGGCAATTAAAAAAGTGAACGTGGCGCAAGATTCAGATACTTTTAAACAACGCAATATCAATATGTATGTTCTATCGGCAGATGCTAGCGATAAGTTAACCACAGCTAGCATTACAATTAAAAATAATTTAAAAACGTGGATTTCCCGTTATAGAATGATCAATGATACGATTGATATATTAGATGGCAGAATTATAAATTTAAGTATTGTATTTAAATTTGCAGCCTTTTCAAATGTAGATAAGTACACTGCTTTGGAAATAGCAAAAAATGATTTACAAGATTTTTTTGTGAATCGAAGAGGATATGAAATTGGCGAACCCTTTAGCATTACAGATATTTTTGCTGTGTTAAAAAATTCATCAGCTGTTTTAGATGTGATAGATGTATCTGTGTTAGTAAAAACTGGTGGACTTTATTCTACTACCAATTTCAATGTTGACGAAAATACAAGCTCAGATAACAGAAAAATATTTATTCCTACAGATTCATGTTTTGAAATTAAATATCCTGATTCAGATATTCTAGGAGAAGTGGTTTAATGGGGATTAAAAGATATTATGCAACCAAAGACAATACCCTAACTAATGCTTATAAAGCTAATTTAAGCACACGTGGCGTTAGTGGTAATATGGGACAATCCGATATTCTAGAAGTATTTAATATCTATGGTCAAGTTAGCTCAAGCTCTGGGCTTTCTAATGAAGCGGCAAAAATTATAATTCAGTTTGATACTACTCAAATAAGTTCGGAGTAGTCTGCGTGTGTCGAGCATTAAATAAATTTAAATAAAAAGTAACGCTCCCTGATGCTGGAATAGTCTCGGCTGTTCTATCCGTACTTATTTGAGTAGTATCAAACTGAATTATAATTTTTGCCGCTTCATTAGAAAGCCCAGAGCTTGAGCTAACTTGACCATAGATATTAAATACTTCTAGAATATCGGATTGTCCCATATTACCACTAACGCCAC